TGCTCAGCTCTGGGTTCCTGAGGATTACAAGGATTGGATGCGGTACGGAGATCCGGGATTCATTCCCGGTATCTTCTCCTGGATTGCAATCGGTAAGTTTATGTGGCATCTGTATGAGAATGGCTCTCCTGTGGGTATTGTTGTTACACAGGAGATTGTGAATAAGGTGACTGGTATTGGATAAGTTAAAACAGGTCGGCGGAGATCACTATACCTCGCAGGCAATTCAGCCGTGGGCAATTATACGTGCCAATAAACTGAATTTCTTCGAGGGCTCCGCTTTGAAGTATCTTCTGAGACATCGTAAGAAGAATGGCAAGGAAGATCTTCTCAAAGCCATTCATTATCTAGAAGAGATTATAGAAAACGAGTATGGTTCTTGAGTTCTCCCTTCTACCGCTGGTGTGGCCCATGCTAGGGTTCGTTCTTATAGCGGTGGTGTTCATCTACTGTGTTTATATAACAAAGGAATAGAATGGTTTCCCAGGATGCCTGGGACGACTTGTGGGGGTCCTCTGAAGAGAAGGCTCCCACAAAGTCGTCTTCATATAATTCAGTTAATCTGGCAAGGTATTTTCAGGAACAACTTCTGAGAAGCTCTTGGTATCGCGGTTTCGGTGTCGTCAATATTCAGGCACTTGCTTCACAGTTCGCCAAGTGGAAGAATGTCGTTACTGCGGACCGCCTTACCGCCATGATAGATTTTTACATGAACACGGCCGATCAACGGGGCAACGCTCCGGGTTGGCAGGATTTCGTGTATCGTAGAGATCAACTACTGTCAGCGCTTCTCAAATCCGAAGAGCAGGAACAGGCGCTTGACAACTACGAGCTCCGTATGGAAGAGTACGACGAAGAGGCAGAGCTAGCTGCCTATTTTGAGAGGAGAAAGAGTTAGTGCCCAGTAAGGAATTCTATGTCAATCGTTGGCGACAGTCCGGGCTTCCTGCAAAGTATTGGGATAAGCGCCTGGAGGACTATGTTCCTGTTCACGCCTCTGGCCGGGTAGCGCAGTCGATTGCTTCGGATTTTGTATCCAATTTCCGAGAGCACTATCTTTCCGAGGAACGCAAGGAGTCGGGTGCTCTTCCTGACAACCGCGAGAATCTTGGCAAGGGGCTCATGCTCCACGGGCGCAACGGTACTCGCAAGAGCACTCTTGCGGCTGCCATACTGACTGAGATCCAGTATGCTGCTCCCGCTTGGCGCGGTTACTACATTCGCTTCTCCGAATATATGAAGCGTCTTACCAGTACATTCGATCGGGAGCCTACCGAATACGGTATTGAATCCAAGAAGATTCTTCGCATTATGGAACTGGTTCCCATTCTTGTCATTGACGATATCGGCCAGGAGCACCGATCCGGCAGCGGATTCACGGAATCCACGCTGCACGAATTTCTCCGTATGCGCTATGATGCGTGTCGACCTACTATCGTTACCACTAACATCTCTCCCAAGCAGATGGCTTCTATCTATACGGAAAGCTTCGACAGCTTCCGGCACGATGCTTTTATTACTCGTGAGCTTCTGGGAAGGGATGCCCGAAAGATTGGAATAGAAGAAAATGCAAACCGAGATTCGTAACTTTCTTGAGAAGATCGACTATGAGGGCGGTGCCTATGGCGCGCTAGATTACGGTCTCCGTGCGGAGGACTATGTTCTTCCCAAGGATCTTGTAGATTCCTGGGAAGAGATTCGCTCTATGTTTCGCGAGCTTGACAGCGCTGTAGAGGAGTTTTACGGTGAGGCGTATCGTCGTGCCGAAGAGCTGGAACCGGAGGATTAATGCGTAATCACCAGAGTATTATCGATGATATTTGGCGTATTTTCCAAGACGAGGGAGTACATCTACCACAGGATTTACTGACCAGTTCCATTGTCAATGACAATCTGAACAGACTGTTGGAAGACGAGTTGGGAATTGCGTATAGTAATGGCCGATTCGATTGTAATTGTGAAGGAGAAGATTACTGGTCATGACTGTAATTCTTGAGGCGATTGTTGGAAGTACAGCTTATGGGCTGGCTACCCCTGAATCGGATGTGGATAAGATGGGAGTATTCGTTCTGCCTACCGCAGAGTTCTCTCGTCTTCGTTCGCTACAGGATAGTGACTTTTCCATCGTCACTCATGAACCGGATCTGACGCTCCATGAGCTGGGTAAGTTCGCTCGGTTGGCACTCCAGTCCAACCCTACGATTCTAGAGCTTCTGTGGACCCCTGAGCGGTTCGTAACAGCCCAATCTGAGGACGGGCGACAGCTCCGTGCCCGGCGTAGTTGGTTCGCTTCCAAGGATCTTGTGAAGAATGCCTACTTGGGCTACGCTACGCAGCAGTTCAAGCGAATGGCAGAACACAAGGGTCCCGGCAAGCAGAAGCGCAAGGAGAAGAACGCACGTCACCTCTTGCGTCTTCTAGATCAGGGTTATGAGCTCTACAAGACAGGCGAGCTTGACATTGAAGTGAAGGATGCTAGTTTCTTCCATGAGTTCGGTGCGGAGATCGCGCAGAATCCTCAGAGGGCAGAACAGTATCTTCGTAACTTCACCAAGCTGTTTGAAGAGACCAAGAGTGGTTTGCGGTGTCTTCCTGCACATGAGGAAGTAGACCTGTGGCTTCGATCTATTCGTAAGAAGTATTAGTTTGAGCTTGTATCGTCTTCTCGATGAGAAGGCGGTGCTGGTTTAATCTAAGGAGAAAAGGATGAATGAGCGTAAGATTTACATGATGACGGGTCTTCCGGCATCCGGCAAGTCTTCTTGGGCAAAGGATCTCGTGGCTCTGCACGGTGGAGATATGGTCCGTGTGAACCTGGATGATATCCGAGATATGCTGGGCTTCGGTCACAGCGGTCCTCTGGGTTGGTCCAAGGACATTGAGCAGGTCGCTCTTGAGGTACAGGACAAGATTATTCTTTCCGCTATTAAGATGGGTAAGGATGTTATTGTCGACAATACCCATCTGGTTCCTACCATTCCCAATCGAATCAAGAAGCTTTTTGACGGGGATGTAGAGTTTGTTGTACAGAACTTTACCGATGTTTCCGTAGAGACCTGTGTTATTCGAGACTTCCTTCGCGGTGATGCGGGTGGGCGTTCTGTTGGTGAGGACGTAATTCGTAAGATGGCGAAGATTCTCAACAAGCCTTGGCGTCTGACTTCGGCATACATGAATGATTATGAGTACGATATTGTTCCGTACGATCCGAATACTCCGGATATTTACGGATTTGATCGCTCGCTTGCCGTTGTTTTTGATATTGATGGTACGCTTGCTCGCCACCACCGCAGTCCTTATGATTATGGTCGCCTCGGTACTGACACGGTATTCGAGAACATCAAGAATCTGAACCTCATGTACTGGAGTTCTCACTACAGTGTGTTCATTGTTTCTGGACGACCGGATAATTATCGTGCAGATACCGAGGTTTGGCTTGCCAAGAATGGTATTCGTTATGATCACCTGTTTATGCGACGTGCAGATGACAAGCGCAACGATGCTGATGTGAAGCATGAGATTTTTAATAATGAGTTCCGGGATATTTACGATATTGAGAACTGGTTTGATGACAGAGATCGGGTTGTTCGTCGTATGCGTAAGCTCGGTGTGAATGTGGTGCAGGTAAATGACGGAGATTTCTAATTTGGTTATTCAATATCGAACCAAGGGCGGAAAGAATTGGATGACTGTGGGACATCCCCCTACCGTGGCTGCGGCCCGTAGGGGGCGGTCCCTCGCCCAGCGACAGAATCCCGATAATGACTATCGTATATACGATCTGGAACGAAAATTGGTAATCGTCTAATGGCAAAACTACGACACGATAAGCGATGGAAGAATGATATTTTCGTAGATGATTCCGGTTGCAAGTGGAATGTGCATAAGCGGACTGTCTGTGAAGGCAGTCATTGTGCCATCCACAACCCCTCGGATTATCCGCTAAAGGATGCTAGAATTGTTCTTCGCCACGGAAGTCCGTTCAGTTTCAAGCCTCACGGTTTTGCAGAGCGCATCTGCGAACATGGCGTGGCACACTCTGATCCGGATTCTGTGGCGTTCT